AATATCTTCATCACTTTCAATAGTAATAGCAGTTGCATCTGCATTATCGTCTATACCTTGAGATGTAAAAGCACCACTGACAGTAAGATTGCCGCCCATAGTAACATTGCCATCAAACGTACCACCATCTGCTTTACTTACAGTGTCTGCGGCACTAAAAACATCAAAGACTGTTATTTGTATTGAGTCACTTACAGTAGCTCCAGTATCTAGCACAACGCTTGTTCCTGTGGTAGCAGTGTAATCTGATGGTAAAAGTAACACGCCATTTTGAAACACATCTATAAAATTACTGTCTGAATATGAAAGTGTTTGGCTATTATTGTCACTACCACTAAAGCTAGTCTGTCCTGCTGTTGCAGTATAACTAAATACTTTTCTAACTCCTCCTGCTGGACTGACTCCTATGTATGGCATATTTTAACCTTTCGGGTATTTATCTTTTACTGTTTTGATTGCTTTTTGAAAAGCATCACCACCTTGACCTGCATGATAAATCATATCTAATTGGTCTTTGATAGATGGGTAGGCTTCTGCTCTATCTCTTTGATACTCTTTGTTATCATATGCAGTCTTTAATTCTTTTTGTTTAGCAAGTATATCTGCTTCAGCTATAGGTGTGGTTTTCAACCAATCAATTTTCTTTACATCGTTGTCTTTTACAAACACCTCTGCCTTTGGATTTATAGCTAAAATAGAATGTATTATGTCATATTCTATACTCATCCAGCTATCTCCATTGCAATAAATGTTGAAACCATATTTGAATGTCCTACATAACAAGTTGCACTATCTGACCCTCGTCTCATTGTTGGGGTATAAACTGTTGAAGAAGTTGTATTTGGTGAATCTACAAAATTAAAACCACTATTTCTGTAATCTACATGAGAGTCTTGGTCGTATAATCTAAACAAACCATCTGCATTGTTATCTGTATATAATGTAGTACCACTTATATCTGCGGCGGTGGCACCACCAATACTTCTTTGCACAGACATTTGCATATATCTCGTGTATGTAACGACATAAGTATAAGCCTGAAACATAAGTAAAACTTTAGAACTAGTTGAGACTGGTGTTAAAGTTACTGCTAACTCTGTTATTGCTGTATGAGACGTTGATGTGGTGCTTAATTCACCTTTATAATTTA